GCCATCAAAAACTATGCCATTAACACAGCTAAATTGACTATTTATATTGCTTGTCTTTCTTATTTTATTGCAAGTGTTTTATATCAATTATTTAATGCGAATGCTTCTACTTATTATGGCATACGCAATGAAAATGTAGCATATATTTTTACGATTATTATTTGTTTATTCAAATTTGTTTTCGCTTTTTGTAGTTACTTCACTTTATTTTTTGTTACATACAGAGGGTTGGAACAGTTTTCGATAAGCTTGTTCAAAACCGCTATTCTAATTGTGATAGCGTTATACTGTGTTGGAAATGTAGATGCTGTCAATGTGCATGAGCAAATAAGCCCACTTAGGATAGGCACGAATTGCGCTAATATTTTTATACAAACAATGTCGACAATCGTGTTTTGGTTATTTTATAGTATTAAAAACAAAATATTTATTGATGCTGATACTGAATTAGCTAGAAAATTAAGAGGTTATAGTAATTCGTCAAGGCTAATAGTTAAGAAAGACACTTTATTAGTTGACCATTCAGATGCAACTGAGCATCTTCATGAGTGTTTAGAGTGTGGTAGTAAATACACACATACACATAAATTTAAAGGTCAACATCAACAATTCAGGCATCAGTGTCCAAATTTTCGTTGCCCATCATATTTCGGAAAATCGATGATATATGCTGTACGCACTAATCCCACTAATTCAAAACTTATTAAAGGTGATTATAAAATAGAGGATGGTGTTACTAAGTCAAAATCGGTATTAAATGTCAAGTTCAATGATGGTAGTGAGAAACAATATGATTCATTAGGTGGTTTTGTAAAAGTTCCCAATAAAAGTTTAGAAGCGAACATATCATGTAAATGTCTTGATTCGAGCACACATGTTAATGATATGGTACAAATTGGTGTTTTAGTTAATGGATTATATAAAAATTGTTTCCCGAGAAAATTGCACGATTGCGAATACACCAACCGTGAAGCACTGATTAGAAATATGATAAAAAGATGTGATTTTGATCAATCATGTGCAGATGACTTTATTGCATGGTTTAAAAAGGAAAGGCTTCCAGCTGTTAAAATGATGATACAAAAATTTGTTATTAATAATATACATTATGACTTATCTATACAGGGATGGATTAATCGAAGAAGTGGTGAAAAGAAAGTGGAATACCAGAAAGCTTATAATGAATTAAGTGATGGTCTATATTCACCATTTTTATACAATTCATGTAAATGCCACCCAAAAATTGATGAAAAAGTGTTAGGTGATAGCTATAAATGTAGAAATATAACAGCACAAAATAATTATTGTAAAGTTCTTTGGGGACCAGTTGTTGAATTGGTCTCTGAATCTATAAAGTATTATGATATTTCATATGATAGTGGTAAAAATTGGGGACAAAGAGAAGAAATACTTGATAATGTAGTAAATAGATATATAGAACCTGTTAGTATAGATATAGATGGTTCTGGTTATGATGCAACTCAATATTGGTATTTTAAGAAAAATATTG